CCGCTCACCGAGACCGACCGCGACTCGCTGGCGGGCGAGGACTACCTCATCAACCGTCGGGTTTTCATCTTGCACCCGCGCGGTGTGAAGTGGACGGAGGCCAACGTCAGCGGTGCGTTCCCGACCAATGCGGAGCTCGCCGATCCCAACAACTGGCAGAGGGTGTACGAGCCCAAGGCCATCCGCATCGTCGCCTTTAGGCATAGGGTGGCGTAAGTCTCATGGGGCTGACGGGATTCAACCGCCGTAGGCGGCAGCTTGCAGAGCAGCAGAAAGCGATGGAGGAGGCGTCCAAAGCGACGCCTCCTTCGTCGTATGACGCTACTGAGAAAAGAACAAGGCGACGCAAACGAGAGGGCGACGGAAAAACCGGCGACGGCGACGAGTAGCAACGGGAGGTGGCGCTCATGGCTTACGCGACCAAAGCGGACTTAGCCGAATACCTGGGCGTCTCGGAGGCCGACCTCCCCGCCGACGCTGAGCGCCTGCTACAGAGAGCAAGCGAAGAGATCGATTACTGGACGATGGGACGTACCTCGGAAGGTGAGGCGACGAAACTCGCGACGTGCGCTCAAGTCGAGTGGTGGCTGCAACTGCGCGAAACGCTGGGCACCGATCTAGCGGGCCTCGACAACCTCCGGTCCATCTCACTCGGCAAGTGGAGCATGACGTTCGGCGGCGGAGCCAGCGGCGGTGGCGGCATGCGCGGCCTTGCGCCGAGGGCGCGGCAGTACCTGCTACTCGCGGGCCTGCTCTTCCGCGGGGTGAGGGCGCGATGAGGATTCCGCCTTCGCTCCGCCGGGAGACCGTCGTCGTGCGGCACTACCTTGGGCAAGGCGCATACGGGCCGATCTACGGCGACCCTGAGACGTTCGCGCCGCCGGAAAGAGGCGTCTACGTTGAGCCTGGGTTTCGCCGGGTAACAAATGCACAAGGTGAAGAGGTCGTGGCTTCGGTCACGGCCTTTTTTGATGCCTCTGCGGAGGGGATTACGCCCGGTTCACTCGTCGAGTGGGAGGGGCGCACGTACAAAGTGGTCGATGTCCAGCCCATCCGTCCCTTTGGCCGTACCAGTCACGTCGAGGTCGTCCTCCAGTCCACCGATGAGGGAGTGGAGTCATGAGCGACGTGCGTATGAGGTGGGACGGCGGGAAGGTACAGGAGAGGGTGAGGCGCGCGACGGCCAAAGCGCTACGCGACACCGCCGAGGATCTCCTCACGGAGGCCAACAAGACGGTACCACTACGCGATGGCGATCTAATGCGCTCTGGTCTGGCTGACGTAAACGAGCAAGCGCTTGAAGCGAGCGTTTCTTACGGCCACGGTCCTGCCGCTCCGTATGCGGTGGTCCAGCACGAGCGCGCGGATTTCCGGCATTCGGAAGGTCGTCGTGCCAAGTGGCTTGAGTTGGCGCTTGACGAGAACAGGGCGCGCTACCAGAGCTACATCGCTGAGCAAATCCGTAAGGCGCTACGGGGGTGATGCGATGCTCGAAGGGATTGCGCGGTATCTCGACGACAAGGGCATCGTCACTTTCGACCCCAACGGCATCAGCGGCGACATCTTCATGGAGACAATGCCGCCACAACCCCGCGACGCCGTAGCGCTCATGTCTACGGGCGGCGATGAGCCGCTGGTGCGACACCCGTTTGACACGCGGAAATTCCAGGTGCTCGTGCGCGGCGGGGCAGACCCGCGACCACCGCTAGCGCGAGCGGAGGCGATCTACGACGCACTGCAGGGCCTTGCCGGAGTAACGCTCTTCGACGGTACGTATGTGGTTGCCGTCGGAGCGGTCCAGGCGGGGCCGATTCGGCTGGGTCCGGATGAGAATGGCAGGCATATGTTCTCGCTTAACTTCTGGGCGCGCGTGCATGCGCCCACGGAGCACCGAAAAGGAGTGTGATAACAAATGGCGTTCGTCGAGATCCTGGCTCGCGAGCTTAAGGTCGAGATCATGGGTGATAATAGTTGGCTCGAAATCGAGGGCGTCACGAACATCAACCACACGCCGACCAAGACGGATGCCGATACCGGGCACTTCGGTGCGGCGGGGCGTGCTCGCCACATCGTGGCAGAGCGCGGTGATGAGTTCACGCTCACGTGTGTGTATCTGGTCGACCCTGATACGGGTGAGATCCCGCCGGGGCATAAAGCGTTGCGCGATCTGGGGAAAAAGATCGGCTACCAGTCCCTCGGTGAGTTTCGCATCACCGGACCTGGTGGGTACGGCATCCAATTCCGGGCGTCGGCCAACGTGGGTCAGCCGGGCGGTGGCCGCAACGATCCGGGCACGTTCGATGTGACGCTCACCGTGACGGGCGATATCACCGAGGTCGAGCCTCAACCGTAATTAAGGGCGGAGCTTCACGCTCCGCCCTTTTCTCACTTGGAGGTGGAACTGTGGCGAAGTTTTTCGACTTTGACGCATTTTGGAGCGAGTCAATGCCCGAAGAAGCCGAACCGAAGCAAATCAAAGTTTTTGGAGAGGTCATCGACCTGCCGACCACGCTCCCGGCGCGCATCATGCTCAAGGCGATGCGGTATCAAGAGGATGATAGCCGCGGCCTTGGTGAACAGTTGGAGGCCTACATCGACGATCTCAAGCTGTTCGTCGGTGCTGATCGCGTGGAACAGTGGCTCGATCGAGGCATCGAGGCTGTGCAGATCGTGCAAATCTTTACCCATATCATCGGCCTTTACTTGCCTGCCGCTGAGGATGGCGACGGAGAAGAGGGAAACGCAAAGGCCCCCGCGACGGGGGAGACGCCGAAGAAGCAAGGTCAATCCTCGAAGACTGGGCATTAATCGAGGCGGATTTCTTGCGAGAGTACGGCATCGACCTGAGAATGGCGTTGCGAGACGATTCTTTTACTTGGCGGCGTTTTTTGGCGTTGGTAAGGGGTTTGTCTCCCCAGAGCGCTTACGCCAATGCGATTGCGTATCGGCGACACAAGAGTGGCAAAGGAGACGGCGCGACGCGCAGGATTACTGATCCCCAAGAGGCGATGATATATCTGCGCGGACTTGTGAGCAAGAAGGCGGGGTGATCACGTGGCGCTACAAGTGGGCGAGCTTTACGCCCTGTTAAGGCTTGACGACGCGAAGTTTAAAAAGGCGCTCAAAGACGCAGAGCGTCGAATGAGCGACCTTGCCAAGAAGAGTTCCGCGGCCTTTGCGGCCATCGCCGGGTCGATCACCGCCGCCGCCATCGCCGGGGGACGGTACGCAGACCAGATGCAGGCGATTGCCGGGCAGACGGGCCTCGCGGTAGAGAGCGTGCAGGCGCTCTCGCATGCCGCCATGCGGTTTAACGCCGATCTAGGCCTGCTCCAGACAAGCCTTCGTGCGTTCGTCCGGCGTTCCGCTGAGGCGGCGCAAGGCAATATGACGTTCCTTTCGACCTATGAGATGCTGGGTATTTCTCAGCAGGAAGTGGCCGCGGGACTGCACGACATTGAAGGATTGTTCCTCCTCGTTGCCGAGCGGATTTCCCGCCTGCCCACGGAGGCGCAACGGTCTGCCGCCGCCATGCAACTTCTCGGCGACGCAGGTCGCCAGCTTGTTCCGATGCTGTCACAGGGCGCGTCCGGAATCCGAGAAGCGATGGAGGAAGCGCGCCGTCTAGGCATCGTCACCCGCACTGAAGCGGTAACCGGCCTTGCCGACTTTGTAAGCGAGTTGGATGTTCTGCGGGCGCAACTTGGCGGCGTGTCGCGGACGCTGGCCGCCGAATTTGTGCCGACTATGAAGGCGGCGGTCTCTCTGCTCTCGCAGGGCGTTGCCACTATTTCCAACATGGACGAAAGCACGAGTCGTCTCGTGGGCACCATCGGCATCGGCGCGGCAGGGTTTGTTGGCTCCATGGCGGCGCTTACGACCGCCACGTGGGGCGCGGTGCGGGCGTGGCAGGCACTTTCTGTGACGCTTCGCCTTGCGTCCGGTCCCGCCGGATGGATTGCCCTCGCGGCAAGTGCAGTGGTATCGCTCGCGGCTGGGCTTGGCCTGGCCGCATTCCATGCCAGACAGGCGAGTAAGGACGTACAGAAGTTCTCCGATCTCGCAGATTTGGACCGCGAGCTTGAGCGCGTGAACCGCGAACTTGCCGAAGCGGAAGCTCGCCTAAAAGAGCTTCAAAGGCAGTGGAACGCCCCCGTTCCCGGCGGCCCGCGGGTTACGGTTCGCACGGTTTTGGAAGCGGAGTCGCATATTAAACGGTTGCGCGAGGAGCGAGACGCTCTATTACAGCAAAGAGAAGAGCTGGAGCGTCTGCAATCGGAGCAAAAAGAATGGATTGATACTCTTACTTCTTCTCTTGGAGTAGCAGAGGAAACTGAATCGGAGGTCTACCGCCGATGGCGTGAGGATATTGAAAATATTAATCGGTCGCTTGATGTCACTCTCGAAAGGATCATCGTCTATCGGCAAAACGTAGACGCCGCCATAGACCAGGCGTCACTGATCCGCTTGGTCGAATGGGAACGGGTGATGACGCTAGAAGAACAGCTGAGGACGCAAGAGGCGATCATCGAAGCTACGTCGCGTGCGCTGGCGGATGAACGCTTGCTTGCTGGTGAGGCGCAAGAGTTGGCGTACGCGCTGGAGATGGCAGAGGCTCGTGCGAGTCGACTGCGGGCTGAGCTGGCTGAAGCTCGGGAAGCGCTGTTTTTGAGCGAGTACGCAACGCAATATGAGGAGTTCGATCGCTTATTCCAGCTCCTCACGCTTCATTTTGAAACGGGACGCACGTCTGCCGAACAGCTCGCAGAACAGGTTGGTCAGATCCTGGAGCGGTTGCAGGAACTGGACGACGGCACGGTCTCGTATCTCTCGCGCCTGCGTCAGTGGCAAGCGTTGCAACAGCGTATCCTTGCGGCGATCCCCACGAGGGAAGCGATTGAGCCGCCCGCGCCGTCACTCCCCGAGGTGCTTCCCGCTGAGGAGCGGGTGAGGCGGCAGTTTGAACGAATCCGTCTCCTTGTCGAAGCGGACCTTATGCCTGTTGAGGATGCTGTTGCCCAACTCGTTGCGCTCCGCGCAGAGCTCATCCGCATGGCGACGCAGACGGGAAGCCTCGCAAGCGCCACCGATGAACAAATTCAGCTCTTCATCCAGCTCACGGCCGCGATGGAGGCGTGGATCGAATCGCTCAAAGAGGCTCCGTCTCGCCTCGAAGAGATCCGCGCCGGAATGGAGCGAGCGCTGGGCGTCGGTATGGCCGTGGAGCGGGAGATTGCTCGGGCGACGGGGGCTGATTTTGACCCTCTCGCGTACGAAATGGCCGTGCTAGAGCGTGCCATCCGAGACATGTACGAAGCCACGGGCGCGATTACGCCGGAGATGCAAGAATGGCTTGAGCGCTTGCGTGAGCTGGGGATTGCCATTGAACTACGGACGACGCAGGAGCGAGCGGCGGAAGAGGCTGTTAAATCGCTGAAAGACGCTATCTTCGCCGGTAATCAAGCCATGCGTCGATTCGTCGACGACCTCACCATCGCCGTCACGGGCAAGGGTACTCCCTCCGGCATGTTCGCCCAGATCGGCACGGCGATTGCACCTGGTATCGGCACGGCCATTGGTGCGGTAGCCGATGTCATCTTCGCCGGTGCTCTGGCTGATGCGGCGGAGAAGACCAATGCACTCCTTCTAGATGCGGCTGACGCGATCGGCAGGGTGGCGCGAGAGTGGCAAAGCACGCTCAGCGAAAGCCAATTCTACGAGGTGCTCGGAGCGGCTCCTGACGTAAGCGAATTGGAGAAGATCCGCAACCGGATCCGCCGCGAAATTGAGGCAATCAAGAGGTGGGGCGTGTGGCCCTGGGAACAGGAGAATCTTCGCAAGCTTCAAGACCAGTTGGAGGACATCAACGCGGAAATCAACCGGATTCTCCAAGAGGCCCCCGGCGAAGTCATGGATCGCCTCCAAGAGATCCTGGGTGTCACGATCCGAGATCTCCAGGGCGCGGTCTCTGGCGCATTTTCAGCCTCGACCGCCGAGGATTTTGCGGCCAACATCGAGAGCGCCCTCGAAAGCCGCGTCCGCAACGCGTTCGTGACGGCGTTTTTGGAGTCGGCGACGATGGCCCCGTTGTTCGAGGCGCTCGGTGATGCCATTCGCGATGCGCTCCTGGACATCGACATCTCGCCTGACGAGATGAAAGCGATACGCGGCATCATGAGCGAGATCCGCGAGCGCTCGACGCCCTTGTATGAATTGCTCGACGAGCTGGGCCTGCTCGCTGAGACGACAGAGCGAGTCAATCGCCAATTCGAGCGCCTCGTCAACGTGCCGTTGGGTTTCCGCGTGTTGCAGGCCTTGCGTTTCCAATCAATGACGCCGCAGGTCGTGCCTACGTTCCACACGGGAGGCGTGATGCCCTATGACGGGCTTGCCAACCTGCGTCGCGGCGAGGTCATCCTCACGCCTGAGCAGGCGCAGGCGTTGGGAGGCGGCGGTGGCGACGTGCATTTGCACTTTCACGGCCCCGTGTATGGCCTCGACGACTTTAACCGCCGCGTAGAGGCCGCAACTGCGGCTCTGCAACGCCGCGAAAGCCTGCGCCGTTATTCGAATCCGGTGGCAGGGAGGGTAAGGCGCTAATGGCGACGACGCTGGGTGGGGTGGAAATCCCCG